ATGAACGAAAAGTTTAATCCCAGAGAGCATCTGATGGATCTGAAGGGCAAGGATTACTTGCAGGTGGCATGGCGCCTGGTATGGTTCCGGCAGGACAAGCCGCTGTGGGGCATCGATACGAAGCTGGAGCAGCTCACGGAGAATCACGCAGTGTTCAGCGCCAAGATTTACGATGAGAACGGCGTGCAGAAATCCGCCGGTTACGGCAGCGAGAGCATCAAGGACTTCCGGGACTTCATTGAAAAGGCAGAGACAAAGGCCGTCGGTCGTGCGTTGGCGATGCTTGGGTACGGAACACAGTTCGCGCCGGAGCTGGACGAGGGAGATCGCATCGTCGATTCTCCGATCGCCAAGAAGAAGGACACATCGTTCAGGTGTGAGAAGTGCGGCAAGGAAATCAAGTCTTACGCAGACGCCAAGGGGAATCCGATCTCCTGCCGTCAGCACTGCGAGGGCAGCATGAAGAAGTTCGGCGCGGTGCTGTGCCTGGACTGCATCAAGGCCAATGCGGATTGAGGCGGCGGAGTGGAAGGCCGGGATACTGATGCTCAAGACATCAGATCCCGAGGCCGTCCGAATGAGCGTGGAGCTTGAGCCGGGAGACTATGAGATCACGCCGATTAAGAAACGTCGCAGCAAGGACGCAAATGCCTACTGCTGGGTGCTGTGTCAGGCAATCTCCGAGAAGGTATTCGGCATGACAAAAGAGGACGTGTATCTTCGGTCGATCCAGCGGGTCGGAATCTACAAAGATTTCACGCTTACTCTGGACGAGGCAAAGACCTTTGAAGCTGCATGGCAAAGACTTGGGATCGGATGGCCGACGGAGACCGTGGACTTCGACGCAGACGGAAATCGGTTTGTCGTCCGGGCGTACTACGGCAGCTCAACCTACAATACGAAGCAGATGTCACGGCTGATCGACGATCTGGTGCAGGACGCCAAGGCGCTTGATATCGAGACGATGAGTGAGCGGGAGCAATCATTACTTTTGGAGGAGTGGCATGGCAGTCAATGAATACGGCGCTCCGCTGGATCGCAACGGTTACGCAGCGAGTATTTTGCAGAGCAGCCCGTGCTGCTTCCTCTGCGGCAGCGTCGAGGGATTGCAGCGGCACGAACCGTGGAATGCTGCCAACCGGCAGAAGAGTAAGGAATACGGAATGTGGCTGATCCTATGCTGGAGATGTCATGAGAGAGTTCACCGGGAGCCGAGCGAGGCCACAGCGCTGCGGAAGGTCGCAGAGGCCACGGCAAGAGCGGACTACGGATGGACGCACGAAGAATTTATAAGGCGCTTCGGAAAGAGCGCGAAAGGAGAAAAATTATAATGCTGAATCACATTGACCTGATGGGTCGCATGACCAAAGACCCGGAATATCGCATGACACAGAGCGAGAAGCCGGTCTGCACATTCACGATCGCCTGCGAGAGAGACGGCGGCGCGGAAAAGAAAACGGACTTCATCGACATCGTCTGCTTCTCCGCAACGGCAGATTTCGTCAGCAAGTGGTTCCACAAAGGGAACATGGCTGCCGTCAGCGGACGGTTGCAGATCCGTGAGTGGAAGGACAAGGACGGGAATAACCGGCGCAGCGCAGAGATCAACGCAGACCACGTCTACTTCGGCGAGAGCAAGAAGCGGGACGAGACGCCGGCAAGCGTTCAGTATACGGATACCGTCGATACTGACGGGGATCTTCCGTTCTGAGGTGAGAGATGCCGAATCGAATTATCAAGGAGAGCATTCGGACGAGCAAGAGCGTGAATGCACTTTCGGATTTCGAGTTTCGGCTGTGGTTGTATCTGATCACTTATGTGGATGATTTCGGGCGGGGAAGCGCAGACCCGGAGATTATCAAAGGGTTTGTGTTTCCCAAACGGAAAGGCGTCACAGAATCGCAGATTGAGAAAACGCTGTCAGCGTTGGCGAATACTGGCATGATTGTCCTCTATGAAGTAGACGGAGATTCGTTCTTTTATTTTCCAAACTGGGCTTCTCATCAGCGGATTCAGACCAAGGTTTCCAAGTTCCCAGATCCGGAAGAAAACAGTATTTCACCGTCATCCACGGTGAGTCACGGTGAGTCACCGCTTGAATCCAATACGAATCCGAATACGAATCCGAATCCAATACGGAATACGGAAGATAAACGCGCGTTCGCGCCGCCGACGGCCGAAGAAGTGGTTGCGTATGCCGTTTCTAAGGGCAAGGACTTCGACGAGCATGACGCGGAGATGTTCATAGGCTACTACGAATCGAAAGGCTGGAAGGTCGGCAAGGAGAAGATGCAGTCATGGCACGGCGCTCTTTCCGGGTGGATCGCCAGAGACGAGAAGAGGAGGAATCCGTTTTGACCAACGAAGAGCTGCGTGAGTTTCTTAACCGGATCGCTTCGACGTATCCGAACTTTGTCAAGCGTGACAGCAACAAGGCGGATATCCTCAAGGCGTGGAGCGAAGCGCTTGCGGACGTGACGCCGGACGGTGCAAACGGTGCGCTTGACCGGCACATCAAGACGTCTGCGTATATTCCGACGCCGGCGGACATCCTCAAGCTGGTAGATGTGCATGACAAGTGGGGACTGATTTCCGATGCCATCGAGATCAACAAGCGCACTTACAAGGCCGTGACTGGGAAGGAGTGGCCGGCATGAAGATCGTCATGAGAGGGACGCCGCCGAGCCTAAACGAGTTTTTGGGATCGTCAAATCCTTGGAAGTACCGGCAGGCAAAGAACGAGTGGACGCAGAGGGCGTACTGGCTTTCAAAGAGCGCGTATCACGGCGAGCCGATGGAGAAGGCGACGGTGCATATCACATACTACTTCGCCAACGGTAACCGGCACGACGCGGACAACTACTGCGGGAAGCTGTTCATGGACGGATTCACCAAGGCTAAGGTGTGGCGCGACGACGACCTGAAGCACATTACTGTCGTGATCGACGGTGCCGTGGACAAGAAGAATCCCAGGGTGGAAGTGGAGATAACGGAGGAGAAATGACAATACCAGGAAAAGTGTACTGCTTCTTTGAGCAAAGCGGTACGTTCAAAAACGAATTTCTGAAACTCGGAATACCGGCGGAAGATTTTGACATCCAGAACAACTTCGGAGAAACAGACCACGTTACCGACCTGTTCAAAGAAATCGACGACGCATACGAAAACAAGCCGAGCATTTTCGACGACATTACAACGGACGACCTTATCGTTGCGTTTTACCCGTGCATTTATTTCTGCGCGACTTCTCAGATGGCGTTCAGCCTCGGATGCGTAAACTATCGCAAGCTGCGAGACAGAGAACGGTTTGAAAAGATAATCGAGCGAACGGAAAACAGAAAGGAATTTTACGAGCGCCTGATTAAGTTTGTGTGTGTGTGTGTGCAGAAACCTTCGTATGATTTTTGAAAATCCGTGGAGTGAGCAGACATACTTAAAAGCGAATTTCCTGAAGGCACCGGACGTTGTCGATATGGACAGAATGAATCGCGGAGACTTCTTCAAGAAACCGACGGCCTATTGGTTTTGGAATTGCGAGCCGACGCGACTTGAAACGTGGCAGAGAAACAAGGCTCAGAAAACAATCATGAACGCTCGCGGGTCATCAAGTGCCGGTCTGTGCAGCGAGGAGCGGTCAATGATAAGCCCGGATTACGCGAGAAACTGGATATGCGACTTTGTTCTCGGTAAAGTTCAAGAAGTAGGACAGGCCAATTTGTTCATGGAAATGTAAACAAGAAATGGAGATGCTATGAAAGAGATCCTTTTTGACAAGATGAAGAAGGCAATGGACAGAGGCGACATGGAGACGCTGGAGGTGCTGCGGGGCGTGGCGGACAGCGGAGACAGGACGCGGTTTGATTCCGGCGCCGTGCGGGATATGCACGAGGGGAAAGGTAGGTTCGATCTGCTGCCGATGTGCGTGCTGTCCCGTCTGGCGAAGCATTACGAAAACGGCGCAAAGAAGTACGACGAGCGGAACTGGGAGAAAGGAATCCCGTGCCACAGCTATGCGGACAGCGCTATGCGGCACATCGCAAAGTACATGGACGGATGGAGGGACGAGGATCATCTCATCGCGGCGATCTGGAATCTCTGCTGCCTGGCATGGACGGAGGAGAAGAAGCCGGAATTCATGGACATTCCGGCGCGGATGACGCAGGAGGAGAGCAGATGAGCAGATGGCCTGGGATGCTGTTTCACTTCCAGGATTCGTCGCCGTGCTATGGGTGCGGTGAGCGTGAGGTCGGATGCCACGGGAAATGCGAGCGGCACAGCGAGTGGAAGCAGAAGCGGGACTCCGATATGGGCGAGAGAATCGAAGCGGCGAAGGGACGGAACATTCTGGACGATTTCGCCGCTGACAGTATGAAGAGGTGCAGAAGATGAATGTGGCCTACAACATGGACTGTATGGAGTACATGAAAGGCTGCGCAGATAAGTATTTTGATCTCGCTGTTGTCGATCCTCCGTATGGAATTGGCTTGTTCACGATGACATTTGCGAGAACACATGAGAGAAAGTACGGATATGCCGCTGCAAATAGGAGAGATTACAGAAAACAATCTGAATGGGACGTGAAACCTGGCAAGGAATACTTTGACGAGTTGTTCCGCGTTTCAAAAAAGCAGATCATCTGGGGCGGGAATTACTTTTCAAATATTCTGTATCCGTCAAAATCGTTTCTTGTTTGGGACAAACGATGCGATGATAAGATGTCGAATGATTTTGCGGACTGCGAATATGCTTGGATGTCATCCTCGATGGGCGTGTCACGAATGTTTCGGTACACATGGAGCGGAATGATCCAGCAGAATATGAAAAACAAAGAGGATCGATTCCATCCGACACAAAAACCGACCGATCTTTACAGATGGATTTACAGGAACTACGCAAAGCCCGGTTTCAAAATCATCGACACGCATCTTGGCAGCGGTTCTTCTCGCATTGCAGCTTATGACGCCGGATTAGATTTCGTTGGATGCGAGATCGACAAAGAATATTTTGACAAACAGGAAGAGCGCTTCGCAAATCACACGGCGCAGACGAGCCTGTTTATCGACTACGAACAGGAGAGTATATGAAACATAAAAAAGAAGCGGTGACGGCGCTGGTGTGCATGATCATCATTGCGGCGTTCGTCATCGGCATGAGAGCGGGGCTGCACGACGCAGAGGTCAAGAGCATGGCGGAGATGCAGCACCTGACGGCGCAGTATGAGACGGTCATCGATAATCTCAATCTGGCGCTGGAGCAGGAGCGGGAAGTGGAACACGTCGTCATCGAGTACGAATACGTTCCGATGCCGGTGGACTACGAGGTGGCCACGGAGATTACGGAGACGGAGCTGACCATGCTGGCGCAGATGGCCTACGGTGAGGACACACTCATTGACGTAAGACCGGAAGCGGTTGCGGCGACGATGGAGACGGTTTACAACCGGGTGGATTCCGAGAATCCGTATTATCCGGACACGGTGGCCGGCGTCATCACGCAGCCGAATGCTTACCAGGGATATAACAAGAACGTGCCGGTGGACTATCGGTACTATCTGCTGGCGCAGGATGTGACGCTGCGTCATCAGCTAAAGCTGCTGGGCGTGGGCGACTGCGGATACACGATCCCGGAAAATTGTGTATCGTTTTCCAGCAGGGGAGACAACGTAAATCACTTTTTCGTGAACGGCGAGGAGTGGGACTGGAGTCTGCCGAATCCGTATGAGGAAGTGACATTTTCAAAGGAGGTCGAATTGAAATGACCAACGAAGAAGCGATCAAAACCATTGAGGCTGCCGTTTCAGAGTCGGAATGGGAATATCCGATGGAGTATGCTGCGGCGTTTGAGAAGGCGATCGCTGTGCTGAAGAACGATGCTGTGCCTGTGGTGCATGGGCATTGGGAAGAGAAAATAGACGAAAACGCAGATTCTTTCTTCCGGCGTAAATTCTCCTGCTCCGCTTGCTGTGAATGGCAGACTTACGGAGAGACGAAGTTCTGCCCGTTCTGTGGTGCAAAGATGGATGAGGTGGACTGATGTACTTCATTTCAATTCCGGCGGGGATGGCGATCGATGCCGTCCTCCAGCCGGGGGAAAAGGTTGTGTGCAGGAATGCGACAATCATCGAGAAGGAGGACGGATCGTTCAGTGGATGGATCGACAACGCTTCGATGATCGCGTTCTTTCAGAGGGAGGAAACGGATGAATCTGTTTGAGAAAATTGTTTCGATTGCCTGCGTGGCGATGCTGTGCTTCATCTTCTTTCCGCGGGACGACTGGAGGCGATAAGATGAAACCGAATCCGAGAAAGCGGCCGGCGTCGATGGCGGATGTGAAACGCGCCAAGGAGGAAGCGTCCGACCGGGCTGTGCGGATGATGATATCCGTGTTTATCTATGTCTTAAAGGACAAGTTCGCATGGCGGGACGATCAGCTTGCCAAGGCGTGGCAGCACATGAACAAGACCGTGGAGATGATCGGCGAGGGACGACTCAGCGTGCGCGACATCAACGCGGTGCTTGGCGAGGAATACGGGATAACCGTGGAGGTCGCATGATAGAGGATGTTTATCACGGCGCGGACAGCGAGGAGCGGATTCAGCGATGTCTGAACTGCACGGTGCCGGCGGAGGACTGTCACGGCGATGTCCGGTGTCCGGCGCTGGACGGGCTGGCAAAGACGGAAAAGAAGATCAAACGGTACGAGATGATCCGTGCGCTCTATAACCAGGGGCTGACGCAGGTGCAGATCAGCGAGAAGGTCGGACTGACTTACAGCTATGTGAATCACATTTTCAATGGGGGTGGGCGATACTGAGCAAACCGAGATATAACTGGTGGGGTTACGCCAAGTGGGTGATCCGAGATTATCCGGTGAAGTGTGCGCAGCTTTCCATGATGCGGAATCAGAGCTGTACGCCGAACTATAATCCAATGCCGGGCGGATCGGAAGCACAGAGAAGCACGGAGAACATAGCGCTGCGTGGTCTGCCTGGAGTGAAAGGCCGCGAGTTCGACGCTGTGGACAGAGCATTGGACGAAACGCGACGCATGAAAGACGGAGAACTTCGCGTCAAGCTCATCGATCTGGTGTTCTGGAGCAAGACGCACACACTGGACGGTGCCTCGCTTTCGTTGCACGTCAGCGAGATGACCGGCAGACGGTGGCACACGGATTTTATCCGGCTCGTCGGCAAAAATCTTGGGCTTTTGGATGAAAATTGAACTTAAAAAGCCATTCATCTGTGCTATAAGTGTATTATCGAGCAGAGGCGGGAGAGAGTTCCTGCCTCTTTTTATATGCGTTCTTAGGTTTGCGAATGAGAGCGGTAACGGTGCTTATAGGGGTGGGACGCACTGTTTGAGAACGCACACGGAGGGATGAATGAAAACAATTCGCTTTGACCTGCCGGGGGATTTGACCAGCGCAGAGATCCTGCCGCTGGCGGACTTCCACATCGGCGACGCCATGAGCGACTGGAATCACATTCAGAGTCTGCTCAAGCACATCAAGGACACGCCGAACTGCTATGCCATATTAGGCGGCGATCTCATGGACACGGCAATCGCCTCGTCCATCGGCGACACCTATGCGGCAAACTTGCAGCCGATGCGTCAGCTGGAATTCTGCACCAAGCTATTCGAACCGATCAAGGACAAGATCATCTGCGTTCTGAGTGGCAATCACGAAAACAGAGTCTACAAGAACGACGGCCTCGACACAACGATGATGATGTGCAACCAGCTTGGCATCGGAGAACGGTACAGCTCCACGACGGCGCTGCTCTTCCTCAGAGTGGGGAGAGACAGAAGAACGGGATTCAAAGGCCGTCAGGTCTGCTACACAATCTACTGCACCCACGGCTCCGGCGGCGGACGCAAGGAAGGCGGAAAGATCAACCGGCTGGTGGACTTGTCGGGCATCGTGGACGCTGACATCTATGTGACGGCGCACACGCATCTGCCGGCGACGCTAAAGACGGGATATTATCGGACGAGCATGAGCAATTCATCGGTTTCCTTCGTGGAGAAACTGTTCGTCAACACGGCCAGCGCACTGGACTACGGCGGGTACGGAGACGTGCAGGGATACAAGCCAAGCAGCAAGGAGTATCCGAGAATCATACTGGACGGGGCAAAGCACAAGGCAAGCGCGATACTGTGACGCCGGGGTAGCTCAGAGGCAGAGCGCGGGGAAACGCATATCCCGCTTGTCGCCGGTTCAAGTCCGGCTCCCGGCGAAACCGAAGAAACGGAGGGAAATACGGTGCCAAAAGAGGATACACAATTCAAGAAGGGGAACCACCTTGGCACCGGCGGACGGCCGAAGAAACCGGAATGGCTCAAGGGCAAGGGAGAGCAGGCGCTGAAGGTGGTATACGACATCCTGCAAGATCCGCAGACAAAGACGGCGGACAAGCTGGCTGCGGCAAAGATGATCGCAGAGTACGACCTTGGCAAGCCGGTACAGAAGCAGGAGAACACAAACGTCAATCTGAATGCGGAGCCTTCCGTCTCGCTGGAAGAATCGCTTCGCATCATCAAGGAGCTGACGGCGGATGGATAAGGCCGCCATCGCTGCGTGGTACGCCAAGCTGCTGCAAGAGAGCAATCGCAGCTTCATGCCATTGTATGACGATCGGCACAGATACCTGGTGCTGATGGGCGGCGGCGGCAGCGGGAAGTCAATATTCGCAGGACGAAAGATACTGGAGCGGTGCCGGTTAGAGGACGGGCATCGCTTTCTTGTTGTACGCAAGGTGGCAAGGACGCTGCGGCAATCCTGCTGGCAGCAATTAGTGCAGCAGGCGTCTGACTTGGATCTCCGCGCCACGGTGAACGTATCGGACATGACCATGCGGTTTCCAAACGGCAGCGAGATCCTTTTCTCCGGTCTTGACGATGTCGAGAAGCTAAAGTCAATCTACAATATAACCGGGATATGGATCGAGGAAGCGTCGGAGCTGCTGGAGGAGGACTTCAACCAGCTGGATATCCGTCTGCGCGGCGAGACGAAGTATTACAAGCAGATCATCGTTACATTCAACCCGATCTCCATCCTGCATTGGCTCAAGCGCCGGTTTTTTGATACGACAGACGGCAGAGCGACTACGCACCGGTCAACATACAAGGACAACAGATTCCTGGACGACGAGGCGAAAAACACGCTGGAAGCGTTCCGGGAAACCGATCCGTACTACTACCAGGTTTATGCACTTGGCGAGTGGGGCGTCACCGGTAAGACCATCTTCGATGCACAGGCCGTCACGGAGCGGCTGCAAAACATTCCTGCCGGAAAAACGATTTTGTTTAACGGCAGAGAACCGATGGATGACACCACCGGTAACACCACGGTATACAAAGCACCGGAAGCCGGTGTACCTTACGTCATCGGAGCTGATACGGCGGGAGACGGAAGCGACTACAATGTGGCGCAGGTGCTGGATAACCGCACCGGTGAGCAGGTGGCCGTGCTTCGGCAGCAGACGGACGAGCCGAGCTTCTGCGCACAGTTAGAGGCACTGGGGTATTACTACAACACGGCGCTCATCGGTGTCGAGACAAACTTCAGCACTTACGTTCCGCTGGAATTGGAGCGCAGGCGGTATCCGAGGCAGTATGTGCGGGAGGCCATCGACCAGTTTACCCACAAGCCGGTGCAGAAGTTCGGCTTTAATACCAACGCAAACACGCGGGAGACCATCATCAGTAATCTGGTGGACGTCTGCCGCGATATTTCTATTGTAAACGACCGCACCACGCTGGAGGAAATGCTCACATTCGTCCGCAACGAGAAGATGCGGGCAGAGGCGGAGCTGGGTGCGCACGACGACTGCATCATGAGTCTCGCCATCGCGCACTTCATCCGTCCGCAGCAGCGATATACGGTGAAGATCGCGGAGAAAACCAGCAAGTGGACTGAGAGCATGGTAGAGGACTACAACAACGCAGACCCGGAAACGAAGGAATATCTCATCAGAAAGTGGGGACGCAATGAAAACTGATATGCAGAAGCTGGCAATGTGGCAGCACAGGCTGGCGGACAATCGCAGCAAATACGCCGTGGAAGAGGCCAAGATGGACACACGCGAGGCGCTGTATCGCGGTATCGATACCGTGACGCCGATGGTGCCGGGAGACAAGACAACAAAAGCACCGCACGTCCGCAATATCTGCGCGGAGATGATCGAGAGCGTGGTGTCATCCACGATACCAATGCCTAAGGTCACGGCGCGGCGTAAAAAGGACGAGCGTCTGGCCAAGGTCATTGAGGATATGCTACGAAACGAGATCAACCGGATGCCGTTTGAGCAGCTCAACGACATGATGGAGCGCACGGTTCCCATCCAGGGCGGTGCTGCCTTCCTTGTGGAGTGGGACAACAACCAGCGCACACACTACACGGTTGGTGAGCTGACGGTGCAGACCGTGCATCCAAAGCAGATCGTGCCGCAGGACGGCGTTTATACAGGCATTGAGGACATGGACTACATCATCCTCAAGGTGCCGCAGACCAAGGAATACATCAACGCACGATACGGCGTGGACGTCAGCGACCAGAGCGAGGAGTTCCCGGAGGCCAAGGGCATCGTGGAAGGCACTGCCACGGATATGGTGACGCAGAACATCGCATACTATCGCAACGACAAGGGCGGCATCGGCGTCTATTCGTGGGTGAACAACACGCAGATCGAGGACTTGGAGGACTATCAGGCGCGGCACTTGAAGAAGTGCGCCGTGTGCGGTGCGTCGGAGAATGATGCGCTGGAGCCGCTCAGTGAAGCGACGGTGGACGGTACTCCTGCGGGAGTACCGGGAAAGCGCAAGCGCGGTGTGTGTCCGCACTGCGGCAGCAAGCGGTGGGTGGACGGCGCAGAGGATTACGAAGAAGTATATGAGCCGATCCGCCGCACGGACGGCAGCTACATTCCCGGCGCACAGTACGCGATGGAGCCGGACGAGCTGGGCAATATGGTCGCCGTGGAGCAGCCTACCAAGGTGCCGTATTACAAGCCGGACATCTATCCGGTGATCCTCTGCAAGAATGTGTCCGTATTCGGCCAGTTTTTGGGCGACAGCGACATCGACAAGCTGGAAAGCTATCAGAACGCGACCAACCGAATCGAGGCCAAGATCGCGGATAAGCTGCTGAAGGCAGGCTCTTACATCACGCTGCCGCCGGACGCCAGCATCAAGTTTGACGCGCAGGACATGAAGGTCATCCGTCCGCAGAGCGCGGCGGACAAGGCTATGATCGACGTGTACGACTTGCAGGGCGATATCTCGCCGGATCTGGCGTATCTCTCGCAGGTGTATGAGGAGGCCAAGCAGGTCATCGGCGTGACGGATTCCTATCTGGGACGCAGCGACCCCACGGCGACTTCCGGTAAGGCCAAGGAGTTCGCCGCCGCACAGAGCGCAGGACGCATGGAATCAAAGAGAGTCATGAAAGAGGCCGCTTATGCTGCGCTATATGAAGCCATGTTTAAGTTCAAGCTGGCCTATGCCGACGAGCCGAGGCCGGTTGTGGCAAAGGACAACCGTGGGAACAAAGCATACGAAGAATTCAATCGATACGACTTTTTGGAACAGGACGATGCCGGCGAGTGGTGCTGGAACGACCAGTTCCTTTTTTCTTGCGATACCGCAAGCGCGCTGGCGAATAACCGCGAGGCGCTGTGGCAGGAGACGCGGAACAATCTTCAGACCGGTGCCTTCGGCAATCCGGCGGAGATCGACACGCTGATTCTGTTCTGGCAGAAGATGGCGCTGCTCCACTATCCCGGTGCAGAGGATACCAAGGACTTCATGGAGCAGAAGCAGATGCAGCAGATGCAGATGCAGCAGATGATGCAGCGTCAGCAGCAGATGGCACAGCTGCGCACCACCGCCGGCGGAATGGATTCCGGTACGGTGAATTCCGTGCTGGAGCAGGCCAAGCGTGACGCGCAGGCAGACGCAATGGGGATGCAGGGCAATAACGCCCTATCTCAATAAATAACGGTGGAAGGAGGACAAGGCAAATGGAGAAAGCATACGTCGGCAAGATCAAGCAGGGCGGCGTTCAGACCGTCAAGGCTCCTAACGCACAGGCCGCCAACAAGGGCAAGGCCACCGTTAAGACCGGCACCGACCTTCGCACCGGCAAGTAATTGTCGGTATCCCGGCACCCGCTTCGGCGGGGAATTCGCATGGAACGCGTAAAAATCCAAGGAAAGGACACACATGGACGATATCGATTTTAACGAGCTGTTCGGCGTGGAAGCGCAAACACCGGAGGCCGCTGAACCGGAACCCGAAGAGGTCGAACAAGGCGAAGAAGTGCAGGAAGTCGCCGAGCCTGCGGAATCGAGAGACAGAGCAAAGGACGCTGAATTCGCAGCTGCAAGGCGTAAGGCCGAGGCAGAGCGCGATGCCGCCGTCGAGGAAGCCAAACGTGCTGCCAAGGAGGAAGCGGAGAAATACATCGCAGAGGCGTTCAAGCAGAGCGGGATGACCAATCCCTACACAAACGAACCGATCACCAGCAAGGAGGACTACGCCTCATACCGCAAGGCGCTTGACGATGATGCGATCGCCAGAGTCAGGGACGGCGCGGGCATGAGCGAGGAAGAATTCTCCAAGTTTGTCGGTGATCTCCCGGAAGTGCGGGAGGCGAGAGAGGCAAAGGCGGCAGCGGAGAAACAGGCTGCCGAGGCCAAGAAGGCCGAATTCCAGACCCAGGTCGCCAAGGAGATCGACGAGATCCACGCACTTGACCCCAGCATTACGCAGCTCTCCGATCTGGGCAGGATGGAGAACTACGACACTTTCAAGTCTTTTGTGGACAAGGGATATTCCTTTATCGACTCGTTCAAGCTGGCCAACTTCGACAGTCTGCGGCAGACATCCGCAAAGGCGGCGAAGCAGGCGGCAAAGAACGCTGAATCAAAGGAGCATCTGACCCGCACGGAATCCCGCGGTAAAGGCGCGGAGGCTGTGCCGGCAGACATTATGGAGCAGTATCGCTTCTTCAATCCCAAGGCCACGGACGACGAGATTTTAGCCCACTACAACAAATCTTTAAAAAACTGAAAGGAGTCATAAATCATGGCTTTTCTGATCCACAGCGCAGAGACTCTTCCTATCGAGTATCTGCCTTGCTCCGCCATTACCCCCAAGGTGGGTATGGCACTCACCCAGTCCTCCGGTAACCTGGCAATCGCCACCGGTACCACCAAGCCCACTTACATTTCTCTCTACGAGGCTTCCGCTGCCTGCTCTGCCGGCGACATCATCCCCGTCGTGCGCATCACCGACACGATGGTTTTTGAGACCAGCTTCAGCGCAGACGCAAGCTCTGTTGCGATCGGCAGCAAGGTCACGCTGCACGCCTCTTCCGGTTTGCAGGTCACCGCTACCACCAACTCCGGCGTGGCCGAAGTCGTCTACAAGGACGGCACCGCATCCGGCTCTATGTGCCGCGTGAGATTCTAAGAAAGGAGAAATGAGAAATGGCTAACATTACTTTTACCAAGGGTAGTAACCTGAATAACTCTATCTTCGGCAAGTCCGAGGAACCCATCAAGCTCTTCCTGGAGAAGCGCGCAGAGGCTTTTGAGGCCGAGAGCGTTGCAAAGCAGCTGTTCTCCATGCAGACCTCCAACAACTACGGCGAGAAGATGACCTCCATGACTGCTATGGACGGCTTCCAGCCCGTCGGCGAGGGCGGCGCACATCCCATGGACGGTATGCAGGAAGGCTATGCCAAGTTCCTGGAGCATATCACCTGGAAAGATCGCTTCGTCATCACCCGCGAGATGATCGACGACGCCAAGCTCATGGACATGAAGAAGAAGCCCGAAGCCTTCATCGCCGGCTACGGCCGCACCCGTGAGCAGTATGCCGCAGCTCTGCTGGCCTCTGCTGTCTCCGGCAGCAACGGCAAGTTCAAGGGCATGACGCTTGACGCCAAGTGCGCCGACGGTCAGTTCCTGTTCTCCACCGCACACCCCAGCAAGGTCAAGGGCAGCAACCAGTCCAACAAGATCAACGACGCTTTCACCGCTGCCAAGCTGGGTCAGCTGGAGACCGCTATGCAGAACTTCAAGGGCGACAACGGCGAGCTGCTTGACATTGCTCCGGATACCATCATCATCCCTAACGATTACGCTCTGAAGAACGACGTGTTCGCTGCCATCGGCGCTGACAAAGATCCCGCCACTGCAAACAACGGCTTCAACTACCACTACGGTCGTTGGAACGTCATCGTGTGGCCGTATCTGAACAGCCTTGTGAGCGATTCCTGCAAGCCTTGGATTCTCTTCGACTCTAAGTACAACGAGACTTACGGCGGCGCCGTGTGGTTCGACCGCAAGCCTCTGGAAGTCTCCAACCACATCGACTACGATACCGACAACGCCGTTTGGGACGGCTATGCACGTTTCGTGGCCGGCTTCAATGATTGGCGCAGCTTTGCTGTCGGCGGTTGCTCCATCGGTTAAGGAGGTGGCCTGAATGGACGGCTACACTCGTTTCACCAAGGTGAAGGTCGATGAGATCAACATCGTCGACAGCACCATCGCAGCAACTGCAAAGGCAGACGCGGCAGCAGCCGCAGGCACCGCTCCAACCAAGGCCGAGTACGACGCTGTCGTTGAGCTTGTCAACGATCTGAAGGCAAAGTACAACGCGCTGGTCGCGGCGCTCACCTGATTCTTTGGGCGGCGGCATTACGCCGTCGCCCTTTTTTCATAGGAGGGGCAAACATGACAATTCAGAATGTCATTGACATGGCAAACAAGGTCAATCCCAATGCCTGGGACAACGACATCAAAACCGAATGGATCAACGAGTGCGAGGGCATGATCCAGAGCGAGGTGCTGCTCCTCGCGGCAGACGACATCATGAAGTATCGCTATCTTGCGCAGTGGAAGGGTACAGGCATCACGTTCCCCACAGCGGAGAAGATGGAGCTTCCGTCCTCGCACAGCTTCAAGGCAGGAGACGCCGTTACGGTTTCCGGCCTTACCACATATTCGCAGAACAACAAATCAAGCAAGATCACAATCAAGAAGATCGAGGGCAACGTCCTCATCTTCGATGAAGATACATTCGATCAGACAGGCTCCAGCGGAGACGCCGGAAACGCCACGGTCACGTTTGACGGCAAGGATACCGTGCTGATCGCAGAGCCTCCGCACGACGATGTGTACTGGCCGTATTTGAGCGCGATGATCTCCTTTGCCAACGGTGAGTTCACGCGGTATCAGAACGAGATGGCGCTGTTCAACAGCCGGTTTACGGAGTTTTCAAGATGGTTTGCGCGGGTATACGACCCCGCCGGGAGGGTGTAAATGTCGAAATACGATGAATATATGGACAAGCTGCATCCGTTCGATCCGCCCATCGGGAACCCGGACGGAAACAGCGGACTCCCTTGGGAGGGCTATTACTATTCCAGCTACGGAATTGCAAAGAAGCGCGGCTACGGCGGTACGGAAGAGGAATGGCTGGAGCATCTGAAGGGTGTGCAGGGCGCGACCGGCGCTGCCATCGTATCGCAGGAGAAAACCGGCGAGACGGAGGACGGCAGCTACATATACACGCAGACCTTCGATGACGGGACGACGCAGACGTTCATCGCGCCGAAGGGTGTGCAGGGTGCGACCGGCCCGCAGGGTGCAACAGGCGCGACAGGTGCGACCGGCCCGCAGGGTGAGAAGGGCGACACCGGCGACACAGGCCCGCAGGGTGAGACAGGTCCCCAGGGGCCGCAGGGTATTCAGGGAATCCAGGGTGAAAAGGGCGAGACGGGCGCAACCGGCCCGCAGGGTGAGACAGGTCCCCAGGGGCCGCAAGGGGAGACCGGGCCACAGGGTGAGACCGGCCCCACCGGGCCGCAGGGAATCCAGGGCGAGACCGGACCTACCGGGCCGCGTGGCGAGACCGGACCTACCGGTCCCCAGGGAATTCAGGGCCCGCAGGGCGAGACGGGGCCCACCGGCCCCACCGGGCCGCAGGGAATCCAGGGTGAGACCGGACCGACCGGACCGCGTGGTGAAACCGGACCTACCGGTCCGCGGGGTATTCAGGGGCCGCAAGGGGAGACCGGGCCACAGGGTGAGACCGGCCCCGCAGGAGCAGACGGCAGAGACTTCAAGGTTCTCGGTATTTATCCGACGCTTGCGGCGCTGCAGATCGCGCATCCGACCGGCGATGGCGGAGATGCATACGCTGTCGGCACGGCGCTGAACAACACCATCTATATCTGGGGCGTTGACACCGAGGAATGGACGGACATCGGCCCGCTGCAGGGCCCGGTCGGCCCGCAGGGCGTCGCCGGTACGAGCGCCTACACCGCAGCGCAGAGCGCAGGTTACACCGGCACCGAGGCGCAGTTCAACAGTGACCTCGCTGGCGTCGGGAACAAGGCCGCGAAGAAGATCCCGGCGTCCGCAGGGAACCTCGCAATGCTGACAAGCACGGGCGATCTCGACGACAGCGGAAAGAAGCCGAGTGATTTTGCCGCAGCATCGCATACGCACGACTATGTGTCGAAAGCATCCGGCACGCTCGCGTTCACGATGGGACGCGACAGCAACGGCATCTACGTTGACTATTAAGGGAGGACATTATGAGTAAACACTATTTGCAGGAGAAGATCACCGGCACGCAGGGCCAGGTGGTTATGATCAATGCGCAGGGCGTTGCCGAGGCGCAGGACGCGACGCTGGGCTTTACCCCGCGGATCGTCGTTACCGCGCCGACGGGCAGCACCGTCACCTGTACCAAGGGCAGCAGAACGCTGACGGCAATGGAGGTATCCGGCACGTGGACGTTCGACGTTCCCGATTACGGCACCTGGGTGATCAACGCAAGCAAGGGCGGCGAGAGCGCCAGCGAGAGCGTGGACGTGACCGAAGTGAAGCAGTACAGCATTTCCCTTGCCTATACGCGCATCTACGG